TATCAATTAAATAGAAATACCCTTTAATGACAACGATTAAGGGGTTTATTTTTGTGGTATTGAAAATAAAAAAGGGCACAAAAGGGGCAGTATATGCAAATTATCGAATTTTAAACAAAAAAATACGCTCAGATTTGAGCGCATTATCCAAGTTTTACTTGTTCAAGTTTGTTCATCATATCCTTATCCATCTGTTCAGTAACGTGAGAATAAATGGAAAGTGTTGTACGGTGGTCGGAATGGCCTACACGATCCATAATAGCTTTAAGTGACACGCCTTGTTGAGAGAGTAATGATATGTGGCTATGTCTTAATATATGTGAAGAAACTTCTTTATCAATACCAACATCTTTAGCTGCTTCCCTAAGGATTTTATTGAATCTTTCAGTCTGCATTGGGTTGCCTTTATGATTAGTAAACACAAAATTTCTATTTAGATATCCATCATTCCATTTTGAATCCTTTTTGTTCTCCAGTATTGCTTTCTTTAATATCTCGCAACTTCTGCTACTCAATCCAATTGTTCTATAACTAGACTCTGTTTTAGTGGTATCTTTTACACCGAATCCACCAGATTCATCGTGAAACCAATGGATTGTTCCGTTAATATTTAAACTCTTATTATCAAAGTCTATATCTTCATTTTGAATGGCTAACATTTCACCAATACGCATACCATTTAAGGCTTGGAATTCTGTCATGAGTGCAACGAATAAATAAAACCGCTTATGGATACCTGAGTGCATCTTCTGAGCCTTCATATTAATATCTTTGATGATAGATTGTATTTCATTTAATTCGAGGTACTTATTACGTTTAGCTTTCACTTCATCATAAGACTTAATTCTTTTATTTAACGTTATATCTTTTAAAAATTCTAAATCTTGCAGTTTATAGATGCGTCTAGTGTATTCAAATACATTTTTGAATATGCTTAACGCATCTTTGTTAACTTGATATACATAACCTTTACTATCCATTTCATCGAAAACTTGTTGCGCATATGAAAGTGTTATTTTATTGATTAAAATATCTTCATCTACAAATTTCTTCAAAGTGTTTAGCTTACTCAATTTAGTTTTAATAGTCGTTCTTTTTGACCCAGACGTTTTGATATAGTTCTGAAACCACTCATCACTTGCAGCATGAAAAGTTAGTGACTTAAGTGTAGTAGGTGTCTTATCATTCAGTTTTGCTTCTATACGCTCATTTAAGAGCCTTTGAGCTTCTTTTTGTGATTGCTTACCATTCTTATTAAGAACCACACTAACACGTCGCCATTTGTTTGTGAGTGGGTCTTTGTACTTCTCGTAATATCTATATTTAGTTTCTTTATTCTTATTTTTAAATTTTTCAAACCACATTTTGCTTCTCCCTCCTCAAAATTGGCAAAAAATAATAAGGGTAGGCGGGCTACCCGAAAAATAATGATTATAATATAATTAATAGATTTATATCGTTTCTTTATAAGAAATATCGACATCCAAATGGAATTTCTCAGACTCTACAGTTTTATTGTCTTCGTAAATTTTTAAAAAACTTTTTGGTAACCCATCATCTCCTGTGTAGAATAAATCATATGAAAAAGTGTCATTATTATTTAAATGGAACGTTACTTTACCAATATTAAATCCAGAATAAAATTTTGATTTATGACCATATTCTTCTCCTTTTTTAGTGCCGTTATGTCCATAAATGTTGTATTCTTCTTGAAGGTACTTTCTTAATTTGACATCAATCTCTTGAGCGGTAACTAATTTTTTGTTTGTCGAAACTTTATTGGTAGAAATAGTTTTGTGATTTCCATTGATCCATATATTTATAGGTATATTTCTAGATTTATCTAGATATTCGTTAGTAGCTGTGACTCCACCATATATGTATTTAGTGTTACACTGGCCATTATAACTAATACCAAAAACATCAAGTTTTTTTCCCTTGAAATTACTAAATTTATTAAAATCTTTTGATTCTGAAATTAAATCATAAGATTCATTTGAAAATTGTAGTTGATTAGCTATAGGAGTATCATTGTCTTTTACATCTTTTAAATCTACAAAGTCTTTTTTTGTATAAAAATTCCTGAGATTATCAATTCCTATATCGCCTTGAGCGCTGGCATTATTAGAGACACCTAAAATTATTATATTTATTAATAAGATGCTTATTAATTTTTTCATTGCCTTTTCTCCTTAAATTATATTTATTCAGTTTTCTCATATGAAATCTCTACATCCAAATGAAAATTCTCTGCATCTATAGTTTTATTATCATTGTAAATTTTTAAAAAACTCTCTGCTTGACCAGTTCCGGTGTAAAACAAATCGTATGTAAAAGAAGGTTCATTATTTAAATGGAAAGTAATTTTTCCTTTGTTAAACCCAGAATTAAATTTTGACTGATATCCATATTCCTGACCTTTTTTTGTTTTATTAAAACCATATATATTGTATTCGTTTTGTAGGTATTTTCGTAACTTAATATCAATCTCTTGAGCAGTTACCTCTTTTTTTTGAGTAGAAACTTTGTCTGTAGATATAGTATTTTGCTTACCATTGACCCAGAGATTAATAGGTATATTTCTAGGTTTATTTAAATTTTGATTCGCCAACGTAATTCCACCATACATATATTTTGTATTACAAAGACCTGAGTAACTTATTCCAAAGATATCTACTTTATGATCTTTTAATCTCTTCGCTTCATATTCATTATGAAACTGTGAATATAAAGTGTATTTTCCATCAATATACTCTAATTGATGAGAAGTAGAAAAATTTCCAGAACTAACTCCTTGAAGCTTTTCAGGTTCATAATTAGCATAAAAGTTTCTAAGGTTGATTACCCCTACATCAGCATATGCTAGATTGTTTTTTATTAAAAATGTGAAGAAAAACAAGCTAACAGTGAGTATTCTAAATATTTTATTCATTTTGATGGCTCCTTTTTTTTATATTACAACGCCATATAGGCATTTTTAATCACAATACAACTTTTCCCATCACTTTAATGTTTTATCCATAGAATTCTTGTATTTATTGAAAGTAGCATCATCGATATCACCGTTCATTTGTATTAAAAACTTACCTTTAGAATGGGTATGTGAATAGAAAGCTGCACTTTCTTTACCTAATTCATCGTAATATTTTTTAGTTTGTTTTAGATCATCACTATTTTTAAATTTCATTACTCTAGCATTTTTATCATCTTGAACAACAAACATTTTAGCTTCGTCCGTCTTCATTGGAGCAAGCCCAAAGTCTTCACATGTCATTTCTTTTTCATTGATAACATTTAATTTATTATCTTTAAAACCTTTAACGATATCATTTGTAGTATAGCTCTTGCTTTCTTCTTTCTTATCTCCGTCGTTGCTACCACAAGCGCCTAAAATTAACGTACTTGCTAATGCTAAACCTAATAATTTTCTCATTTTTCATTTCTCCTATTTATATTTCTTTATATTTAAAAACTCTCAACGGCTCAAATGTAATAGAATACTCGCCATAGTGAGTTCCAATACCATATATCTTTTTATATTGTTCTATTGCTTCTAATATGTATTCTTCGCTTAATTGTAGATACTCAGACAATTCATACAAGTTACGTACGCCATAATTGTAAGCTTCTACAATTTCACGTAACGGGACTGCTGAGATAAAGCCGTGTCTACGTGCGTAATTTTCGAACTTGCGATTGTTGAACTTCGATTGGTCTAAAATGTTGCCATACGTCAACTTGTGGTGGGCAAGTTCTTCGTATAACACTTCGGCTTTACGCCTTTCGGATAAATTTTTATTAATTAAAATAACTCCATTGTCATAGAGACCCTCAAAATTACCTAAAGACTTCCCATCATCAATTGGTATCTCTTTGTTTTCAATAACCATCTTTTCGTATAAATACATACAATAACCCCTTACTGATTTCGATGTGCTTTTCTAACTAACTCCGCATACTTTCTAATTTCAATTAATTCTTCCTCTGTAAAATCTCCATCTAAGTGCGCGGCGATAGTATCTTGTTTTGTAGATTCTTCGCGTTCAGCAAATCCTAATAAATATTCTGTTTTTATTCCAAGTACTTTCGCAAAATCTTCAGCGCGATTCAATGGGAACTCTCTAGTTAAATTTAAATATCTTGATACTGCTGATTTTGCTACACCTACACGACGAGCTAATTCACTTAGTGACATATTTTGTTCTTTCATTGATGTTTTAATTATTGTAATTATTTCATCATTAGTTCTCATTTCTTGTATCTCCTGAATTGAATATTTGTTCTTATTTGTGAACGATTTGATTATAACACCGTTCCCAAAAGAATACAATATATAAGAAAGAAAAAACTTTTTGAATTTTTTTAAGTAAAAAGTGTTGACGAACGAGAACGTAAATGGTAAATTGTAATTAGTTCTCAAACGAGAACGATAGGAGGTGTAAACGTGGTACTAAATTTAAAAAGATTGAGAGCGGAAAGAATAGCTTGTGGTATTACGCAAGATGAAATGGCTCACAAAATGGGGTGGAAAACAAGAACGCCTTATGCAAAGAGAGAAAATGGAATAGTAGATATTGGAGCGAATGAATTTATTAAAATGGCAAAAATATTAGGTTATGAAACAAATAACCTAGATATTTTTTTTACCAATAACGTTCCCAGAAAAGAACGTAAAAACATCTTAAAAGGAGGTGAATTAAATGTCTAGAACAAAATTGCATGATGTACCAGCTAAAGAAAATACAATTACAGAACCAAAGCAAGTTGTAGTGAATCCTTTGTTTGCGAAACCTAATGCACTAGCTAGTATTTTTGGAATTTCATATAGTTCGGTGAATCGCATTTTAAAAGAATGGGAAAAAGATTCTAAAGGTGTTGATGATTTATATTACTCGTTATCATCAACAATGATTGTTATAAGTATTCCACGATTCGAGGAGTACATGAAGGCACGTCATAAAAAATGGATGTAGGAGGCAAGGCAATGAAAATGTATTTAGCTTATATCTGCTTAGTTTCATTGTTAACAATTTTATTACTAGCAATATCTAACATGTATGTCGCTTTTAGCGTTTATGCTTGGCTAATAACTTTAGGATGTAATTTAACAGGAGGATTAGAAAATGAATAATGAACAAAAAGAAGTAATAGAACACTTGGTTTATCAACTTGAGTTAAGTGTCATGAATAATTTGGAAAGTTACGAACACACAGAATATGTTAATGGTATTGAAGTGGTTTCAGAGATCAGTCGTGAAAAGCACTTAGAATTGATAATGAAATGGTGCGCACAAGAATTAAAGAATAATTTTCAATTAGAGAAAGGAGAATAAAAATGAATTGGGAAATTAAAGATTTAATGTGTGACATTGAAGTGATAAAACAAAAAATTAATGATGTAGCTACCAAACATGCTTGGTTTGTTGAAGATAGATTTGTAAAAAATGAATTAGAAACAAAACGGGAACATATTAATTTTTCTGCTAGCTATTTAGAACATCGTATACAAAATGAACATACAGTTGAGTTATTACATGTGTACTTAAAAGAATTCAGTGAACTTATACAAAAATTTCATGAAATAGAAAAAGCGTCATCAGAGAACTTTGACGAGGAATCAGATGACGCAAAGAATTCAATAAAAGTAGCAGAGTAATTTAGAAATTACACATTCTTATTATAACATCTTTACTCTGTTGTTTCATTAGAGGTGCAAAAAATGAATGAAATTAAATTGAAATATGATACGCAAGTTTCGGTGGTACATTATGAAAGTTTAGACTCACGTTCATTTAAGAGCTTTTCAATGCCTAAATGGAGTAAGTTGGTTAATAAACTGTCTGTGCCTATAGAAGCAAATTATAAGTATGCACGTGGTGTTGCTGTATATGGTGATATTAAAGACAATACAAATGATCATGGTGAAATTATCAAAAAGCATCGAAACGATAAAAATGTCATATACAGAGATGTGATTGTACTTGATTATGATGAAATAAATGATTTAAAGCAATTACATGAAGCAATCAGCTCAGCTTTAAGCAATGTTGCATGGTTTTGGCACACAAGTTACTCGCACAGAACTGAACAAGCTAGAATACGCCTGTATATCCCTCTAAATGAGCGAATAAGTGCAGATGATTATCGTAAATATTCAAAGGTATTAGCAAATAAAATTGGTCATAAAGTGGATGAAGGTTCATATCAGCCAAGTAGATGTTTTGCACTACCAGTTATTCAAAAAGGACACATATTTATTAAACGAGTGAATGACTGTCCAATTATGGATGTTGATATGCTTGAACAGTGGTTAAAGGAGTATGAACAATCAAATGTTAGTCCGAGTGTCATAGGATACACGCGACGAGATAGTAAGTATTGGCGAGAGTTATGCTTTGGAACAACCGAAGGCAATCGTAACAATGCACTAGCTAGCTTAGTTGGGCATTTATTAAGATGTCACGTTAATGATTATATTGTTTATTCATTTGCTTTATTATGGGGGGCAATTCGCATGTAAACCACCTATGAAAGAACAAGAAATCAACGCCACTTTTCAATCGATATTAAATAAACACTATAACAATTAGAAAGGGGCTTTGTATGGAAACAGGTAAAAGTGATGTACTTGATAAAATTGAAAAAATTAATAAAAAAGATAGTGCCATACAAGAAATTATACCGAAAGGCTATGAAATTGAACATCATCAATGCGGTGTTGCCTTATATCAACTTATACCAAGTAAAAAAGAAGGCGAACCAGATAAAAAGGTTTTTATCACAAATACAATCCCTCAAATTACTGAACGCTTTGAAGATATTGAGAGTAACGAAGTCAGCTTTAATATGCTTTTCTATGACAATAAAACGCCAGTAAATATAGCTGTGAGTGCCGAAGAAATTTCAGATAGTCGTCAACTCTTGAAATTGGTTAATAAAAAGCTAGATGTAACATCGTCAACATCTACTAAACTTGTTGACTATATTAATATATCTAAACGGTATAATCCACCATTAAGTGTTAAAGTTGCAACGCGTTTGGGGCATGTGAAAGGTTATTTTATTTATCCTTATCAAGAAGTAATGAAAGACAGCAATGTCAAGTTGTTTAGCAATGATAAAGGGTTTCAAAAGTTAATAGACTCTTTTCGAAGTAAAGGAACACTACAAGGTTACTCTAAAAAGGTGTTTGCTCAAATAAAAGATTTACCAATGGTAATGGTTATGTTGTATGCATCTTTAGGCTCAGTTTTATTAAGAGAATTTGGATTACAACCCTTTATTGCAGAAATATCAGGTAGTACATCCACAGGTAAAACATTCACACTCAACTTAGTATCAAGTGTTTGGGGAACCAGTGACCTTATTACGACATGGAGTTCTACTCAAAATAGTATTGAATCAATGGCGTCATTTTTGAACTCATTTCCAATGTTTAAAGATGATACGCGTAACACACATCCTAAGTTTGTTACCAGTGCCACATATAACTTTTCTAGTGGTGAAAGTAAATCGAGAAGTAATATTAATTTAACGCTAAATGCTAAAAAAGAATGGCGAAATATTTTAATTTCTACTGGTGAATCATCTATCGCAAATATGGCTGATGAAAAAGCGGGTGTATCAGCACGTGTAGTTACACTACAAGATCCACCATATCCAGATAATTTTGATTTTACCACATTAGACAAATCGTTTAGGGAGAACTATGGAACGTTAGGGTTGGCATTTATTAAACAATATGAGTCTAAAAAAGACGTGTATAAGAACGCTTTTGAGAGCTATCAACGGTATTTTAATCAAAAAGGTAGTAATGAAATCATGCAACGTTTAGGACGTGCCTTTGCGTTACTACAAGTTACCGGTGAGGTTTTGAATGATATTGATGGGTTTGAACATGACCATTTTAAAATTATCGAACAAGCCTATGACAGCATGGTTAAAAACAATAAGACGATTGATAAACCTAAGCAACTGTTAGAGGAACTATTACAATATTTAGATGCGAATAGAAATAATATTGTAGGTGACGGTTATGATTCAGTAAATTACGGAGATGTTAAAGCGGTATATAAACATGATTTTCTTTGTATTAAAAACGAAACTGTTAAAAATAAATTAGGACACGAAATGCAGACGATTACAGGGCAATGGGACAAAAAAGGTTATTTAATAAAAGATAAAAAAAGAATTCAAAAACAAGTAAAACATAAATCTCAAAGGCATCTGGGTTATGCGATTAAAAAAGAAATAATTGAAGAACTAGGATTTGATTTCTCGATTTCACATAATCCATATACAGAAAGTTATTAGTACACACAAGTACACACTCAATTTTAAAATATGTGTACTCGATAAATTCAATAATATCAACAGTTACATGCAGATAGTACACGAAGTACACAATGTACACATATAAATATATAGTCATAGTTAAAATTAATAAATTAATTATCGTAGATTTCTAAATAATATACAACTATCACTAAAATTTCTGTGTACTTTGTGTACTAATTATCACGAGGCTATATATATCAATGTTTTAACCAGTACACGAAAGTAAAAAAAAGGTGTGTATTTAACTGTGTATGGTACACAATCAATATAAATATGGAGGTTACACATGGATAAAGAACAACTTAAAAAGTATATATACGAATATGTGAAAGAATATAAGGAGATACCGATATATCAGTTAGAAGATTTGTTTAAAGAAATAAATCACGACTATATAGGGAGAACTAGTATCACACACGATAAGGATGAGAATATTGTGTTTTGGAGTGGATGGAACAAAATTACAATGTTTGCGTTGATTGAATTAGTTAAAAGTGAACAACTTGATTTAGTGTATAGAGGTAGTTTTGTAATGCGTTATTTGTTGGATGGTAGAGTTCCTAACTTACCATTAGCAATTTGTTATCCAGAAGATGGACAACAAACTGACGTGCCCTCATGGGTGCCTATGGTGTTAAGAATAAATAAAGAGGAGAAAATCAAATGAACATAGAAAATATTGTAAATCAATTTGAAACACGAGCAGGCACGTTATTAAGGTACTACACTGGATTATTAGAACATAGTAAAGTACAACCGTATTGCTTTAAGTTATATAATGATCCGTTTGATATGTGTTATGTGGTGATGAATAGTAAGTTGTTTGGTCATGTATATATTAAAGATTGTAAAGTAAGGCAATCATTTGAATTAGCGTCACCTAAGCACACTGAGGGGCTTATAAGAAGCATAGAGGGGCATTATGTAGGTTATGAATTACATGATGGTAAACAGCTTTCTATTAGTGATGTGATGGCTAGTCAATTGTTTGAAGATGAGTATTTTATGTATGGATTACAAACATATGCAGAATCAAATAATAGTGATGTGTTTGAGTACCTAGAAAATGGATTTGATACAGATACACTTGAGGGCATTCAGTCAAGTAATACTGATGTGATATCGAATATTGAAATGTTGTATCAGTTAGCTACGGGAATCAATGAACCAGCACCAGAGTTAGTTGAGGGATTAAAATTAGTAACTGAGTTTGTACAAGATGAGAATGCGACACAAGAGGATTACAAGGCTTTAGAACGTAAGTTAACTGAGTTGAAGTCATCTTATTACAGTTTGAATAAGTAATTAAATATGGAGTCACACGTGGTGTGTGGCTCCTAATGTAAAAGTATAAGGTATAGAAGTTTTAAAATGTAAAGGTTGCAACAATAGTGAGTTAATAGATAGGTGTGCGAAATTAAAAAAAGTGTGAAATGTTGATATTGAGCTGTTTTATGGCTTTGAAAATAATAAGGTTATATAAAGGTGTTAGCTTTTAAAATCGGAAGGTATACAGTCTTTGAGAATTGAAAAAATGGCAAGATTTGTGCAAGGTGTGCGAACTTTGTTAACGCTAATACAAGCTAAAGTTTGTGTTTTTGGTATAGGCCTAAAAATTAAGTTTGTTCGTAATTTGTTCGCTCTGTTTTATCGAACTTAAGTTCTGTATTTGAATGATCTAAAAGGCTCCTTATTAATTTTATAATGTTGTTTTATAAGTGTTATATGAGATAGGCTAAACAACTGACAAAGCGTGCTATAAAGCGAACGTAAGTTTGTTTTAGGTCAGTGAAAATGGTATAATTTAGGTATGAAATAATTAAAAGAAAGAGGTGTAGAAATGCAAAGTATCGCAGAAAAAGAGACGTATCATTTACCCACCGAACACCTGCAAGTTTTCAATGTGATAAAAAATACGTCCAATAAGTATATTACTAAAACTAAAATCTTAAATCAATTGGGATATGAATATAATTCAAGCAATGAACGATGGTTACGAAGAGTAATCAATTCATTAGTATATGATTATGGCTATCCTATCGGATGCAGTTATAAACCTAGTGAACGTGGTTATTACATCTTTACGACAGAACAAGAAAAGCAACAAGCGATGAGAAGTATTAAGAAATTAGCTGATGGCAGTATGAAACGCTATGAAGCTTTGAAACGAATCGAAGTGTAAAACAAAAACTAAAGAAAGAGGTACTTATAAATGACAACTACAACAATCACGGGTGATACGTGGGATGTATATTTTAATGATAGACGTTATAGAAATTTGTTAGGAGATTTTGAAGATCTAATAACAGAAACGAAATCATTAATTAGACAAGGCTATAAAACGGATGTTATTAAAAATAAAATGGATAATAAGGCTTTGAGCCTACAATCTAAATTCAAAGAATTAGGACAAATATTATTAGATGAACATGAAGAAAAAATAGTAGAAATCCAACAAAAAGAGAAAGAATCTTCATATGAGAATCCACAAGTTGAAATGTTGAAACGTCAAGACATAGAGGCGAAAGTAAATTTAATTGATGCAGAAGAACTATTTAATCTTGTTTATAATGCCAATCCTAAAACCACTAATGTATATGAACTTAATATCTATAAAAAAGCGATAGAAAGTCGTCTTACTGAAGATGAAAATGTAAGGTTAAAACCTTACTTTGATGTATTGGTAGAAAAGGTAATTTATCCATATCGAAATAATGAAGAATATCAAAAATTAGAGTATAACTATAATGTTTTAAGACAGTTTGGGTTACAAAATAACGGGCAACCAGTCATCAAAGATAGTGATGGCGATATAGAAATTATTAACATTCAAAGTAAGTATAACGAAGTGTTCCGTAACGCTTAAATCAAAAATAGCCTATCCAATTTGGGTAGGCTCTCTTTATAGGGGTGAATAAATGAAACTGCTTAAAACGAAGAATTGTTTATATTATCGTAATGGCGACAATAAACTATCTGAGTATCAACTATTAACGCAATTTAACCCAGCATTTATTAATAAAAAAATTAAGATGTGTGAATTCCAAATTGAAAGTATGTACCATATGAGTGCGTCGACCACAACATGTGATGAAATAATGGGGGTCGTGTCTGTCTCATATCCGATTGAAAAATTAGTTATCAAAATTATTGAAACAAAAGCAGGGTTACAAAACTATAAAAATAGATCTATAAATAATATGGCGTTGTTGAAAAAGGTACTAAATCATTATACAGAAAAAGAGCAGAAGCAAGTTGTAAAATATATGCGTTCAAATGGACGATATAAACCCTACAACGTCATTGAACGCTTACAGGGTGATTTGTATCAAGCAAGTATTAAACAACGTTCAGAACGTCAAAAACAAAGAAATATAGCAATTGAAAATAGCAAGATTGCACGAGTAAATGCTTATCACCAATCTTTACATGTAAAAGTGGTGTAACAATGGATAAACAGCAAATAAAAGGCTTCGTTTGTGATTATCATGAGCGAACTAGAAGTGATGTATTAATAGATGATGATATAAATACTGATGAATTCTTTTCAATAGGTGATGAAAATTCTAATGAATGGATGACAGACGATAACATTGATGATCATATTGTAAAGAATCACTTAGAAATGATTGTTGACCGAGTAGCTAATGATAAAGAGTTTTATATTTTCGATTCTTTAATACAAGGACGTAGTTTTAAAGATATTAGTAATGTCTTAGAGTGTTCAGAACAATCTGTAAGATTATGGTATGAAACCTTATTAGATAAAATTGTGGAGGTGATAGAATGAGTGAGTTAACGGCAAAACAAGCGCGTTTTGTGAATGAGTATATAAGAACACTTAATGTAACACAAAGTGCCATAAAAGCAGGCTATAGCGCAAATAGCGCACATGTGACAGGGTGTAGGTTATTGAAGAAGCCACACATCAAGCAATATATACAAGAACAAAAAGATAAGATTATAGATGAGAATGTATTAACCGCAAAAGAGTTACTACATGTGCTTACGAATGCGGCAGTCGGTGACGAAACAGAAACGAAGGAAGTTGTAGTCAAGCGTGGAGAATATAAAGAGAATCCACAAAGTGGCAAAGTACAATTAGTCTATAATGAACATGTTGAACTGATAGAGGTACCAATAAAACCTAGTGATCGTTTAAAAGCTCGTGATATGTTGGGTAAATACCATAAGTTATTTACAGATAAGCATGATATTAACGGGAATGTGCCTATATTCATTAATATTGGTGAATGGGATGGCGATGATGAAGATTTAGATAAGACGGTACAAGAGGTATCTAACGCTAATCCTAATCATACTGTGATTGTGGATGATATACCGTTAGAGGATTAATGAGGAATATTTACAGATAAATAAGATGTGAATCTTGTGGCACCAGAATTTGTTGATGATATAAAGAGATTTTAGAAATAAAGAAAACAGCAAGTTTACTTGTCGAAATGTGATGCTTGAAGAATGATTACTTACTAATTTAGGTACATATTATAAATCGGATTATCGATTCAATAAGGTTGTATTTAATAAATATTATATGTCAACATTTTTAAATTAACTTGACAAATTTAAGTGAATGTATGGTAAAAAATGTTGAAATGTACTATATTATAAATAAGGGTTGCATATAAGCAACACATCTTGGCGAATACACATAAAGATATTTATTGTTTTTGTGTACGAATTATAGAAAGCATATACACGGTGACAGCGTAGGGACGCTGTCATTTTTGTTTACAGAAAATGAATTAAGGAGGAAATATACTTTGATTTCTAATATTTCAATTTTTGCAAAAGACGATAAAATGCAAGTTAGTGATAAGTTTAATCAAATAGTCGCTAAAATGGATTATTTAAAAAACAAAAGGAATCATTTAGTTCATAGTTCCAAAATAGCAGAAGATGAAAAAAAGTTTTTAGAAACCTATATTAAAATAGAAAAATATAATGAAAGTAATATCTATTTAAAAGATGATAAAGTTAATATAAAGAGAAAGTTGAATCAAAATAATTTTGATTTTGAAATGGTTAAAGACATTTTTGAAATCAGAGAAGAATTAGTTGATTTAGAGATAGAAGACTTAAGTATTAATAATATAGAAAGCTCATATATTTTTGAAAGCACTTTTTTTGCTGATGTATTAGATGATGTGAATTTTGCAAAAAAACAAAATTTACAAAAAAAACGTAATTCGAAATCACTTGAAAGTGAAAATGTTTACAAAGATAAAAAGAAATTGTTGAATACAGACATAAAAACAAAATTTGATATGGTGACGTTATGATAAAAAAATAAAAGATATAATAAAATTGGAAGTTAATTATTTAAATAGGATTGATAAAGATAATACTGACAATGATGGAATAATATTAAAAGCAAATAACAATGTAAATTTACCAAATGAAGATAATGAAGCTTATGTAGAAATTATTTTTACTATGAGAAGTGTAGAATCTAATTCATGGGAAAATGAGAAAAATAAAAAGAGAATTTTAGATGATGAAAATGATCAAAATATAATTGGCAAATTAAGAGTTAATTATAAAATAATATGTGATTTCAGTACAGAGAGGGAAGAAAAAATGAGAGATGCACTTTTAGAAATTATAGAACCTTATTTCAGAAAAGAAGTTGAAACTTTATTGTCAAATATGAAATTACCAAATTTTATTCTTCCTTACAGGTTTTGGGAAAATGAAGATAACTAA